TATTTGCGAAAGGTGGAGGAGCCCATCTTCGACGCTCTCGGGAAGCTATTCAATCATAAGACGGTGATGAAAGGGGTAACTGTTACAGACACAGCTCGCTTACTCCGCGAGAAATGGGAACAATTTGACCATCCTGTAGCAGTTGGCCTCGATGCTTCACGCTTCGACCAGCATGTGTCCAGGGAAGCACTAGAATTTGAACATAGTATTTATCCTCTGTGCTTCCCACGTTTAGAACATAAGAGAAAGCTCAAATATCTCCTCAAGCATCAGCTCGTTAATCGTTGTACTGGATATACTCAAGATGGATCTTTGAAATACACGATTAATGGTACTAGAATGAGTGGAGACATGAACACTTCATTGGGAAACTGCATATTGATGTGTATGATGATTAAAGGTTATGCACTAGATATGGGCATCAATATGCAGCTGGCTAACAATGGAGATGACTGCGTAGTGTTCATGGAAAAACGTGATTTGAGTAGGTTTCAATCAAAACTAAACAGCTGGTTCCGTGAAATGGGCTTCAATATGGTAGTTGAAAAGCCCTCTTATGAATTTGAACAGATCGAGTTTTGCCAAACACGACCAATATTTGATGGCTCGAACTGGGTGATGTGTCGCAATCCATGGACTGCAACTGCTAAAGATGCTGTGCTATTAAAACATCCAAATCAAGTAAGTGATGGATTCTTTAGACAGTGGATGGATGCCGTTGGGACCGGGGGTCTGGCGTTGGCTGGGGGCATGCCCGTCTTCCAGTCATTTTACAGAATGTATAAGCGATCTGGGCTTTCCTATCGTAAAATTGGACGACATGCTGTTCGTATGGCATCCAACGAGATGCTCCCGTGGTACATGCGGGAGGTGGGATTACAGGGAGGTTTAAAGGAGAAGGAGATCACGGCTGACGCACGGTCCTCCTTCTTCTTTGCTTTCGGCGTAACACCTGACGAACAAGTTGAATTGGAGAAATATTACGATGATATGTTAATTTCCACGTCTCACGGTGAGTGGCATCCCCGTGAGATATTTACTTTTGTTGTGTGATTAGGTAATATAGGTTAGATGGGGTTGCGTAGTTAATGAACCAAAACTCATTTGAGATGCTAATATAAATGCCAAGAGACTGCACGGTTCAGGTCATCATGCCTCTACGTAACGAACAGTCCCGTTTCAACAGCGGGATCCCATACATGTTTTTATTACCATTTGTCATTGAAGCAGGTCTATACGAGTTCGGTGAAGCTATCAAATCCACTGAAAATTCCCTACCATCCAAAACTCAAACAATTGCAACCATTGGTGCTAACTCACAAGTTCAGGCCGTAACACCACACGTTTCACGTCGATTCGTGGACAGTAGTGATCAATCTACTGTGCCATCAGCTCCAGTTGAGGAGTCTATGTCTGATAAACAGATCGTTGTGTTTGGAACTGATAAACACCCCGGTATTAACTCCGCCGTAGTTGCCCCCACAGGTGATTACGTAGGTTGGAAGAACGAGGTCACATCTGCACAACTCTCTAACATCGCTCCCAACCACGAGCCTCTAGTCAAGCGCGCGTGTCTCGCTGTCGTAGAAGCTACCTTTCCTGGTTTTACACCCAGCTGGGTCAAGTCTACAGGTGCTGAACTTTGCTTCAGATCACTCAAGTATCTAGCTACTAACGGTATACCAATTATCCAACGCAACATTATCAACAAGGTCTCAGAACTTTGGGAAACCATGAGTAAGAAAGTCAAGAACGCAATGCCCAAGAAAATGGTCACTAAAGCTGCTGCAAAGCTGATCACTCAGAAGAACAAGGTTGTTGCCAACCCCAAGAACTATGGCTATATGGCCAACGTTACTATGCCGGCAGCCACCGCCAATGTGGTTGGCCGTATGGGTAATCCCCGTATGTCCAACAAAACCCGTGGTGTCGTCATCACTCATTCAGAGATGGTTAACACCCTTGTTTCTTCATCCACTGCCAGCGCATTTTCTACATATTCGTTCGTCATCAATCCCGCAAAAGCCGATGTGTTTCCTTGGCTCTCAAGTGTGGCTGTTAATTATGATAAATACCGGATTAAACGTCTTGCTGTGCATTTAAATGCTATGCAGCCCACGTCCAAAGCAGGTAAGATGGGAGTCAGCTTTGACCCTGATTCCACTGATGATCTGCCAGTCGATCGTGGTGAAGTATATGCCATGTACAAGCACGTTGAAGGACCTCTGTGGCAGAGCTTGTCATTTGAGATCCCTGTTACCGGCCAGGAGAAATTCTGTAACACCCATTCTTCCGTAGACTCGAAACTCATCGACGAAGGCATGTTCGTAGTGTTTAGCGATCTGGCTGAGGCCAGTCTATCACTGTGTGACGTAATAGTGGATTATACTGTCGAGTTGCTCGATCCACAACAAGCCCTTTTTAGCACCGCCAATTATGCATTGTCAGGCATTCCTGCCACAGCAGGATTAGTCATAACGCCGGCGCGCTCATTGGGGCCCAAACTTGCAACATTCTTCACAGCCTCTTCTACTGCATTCTATGTCGTCCCTTCTCCAGGGTATTATGCGATGACCGTTATGTTTTATGATGCTGGGGCAGGAACCCCCACCATCACTTTTCATAACGGCACCGCATATACTGCTCTGGCGCAGGGGTGCAAGAGCACCACTAATACCACACTCAGTGTAATTTTCAGAATCGGCTCAAATAACGTCAAACCAACTCTTGGAACGTTCACAGGAGAGTACACTAGTCTCGCTGTTGGAACTGTTGCCAATTTAGCCGCATTGGAAGCTATTAACATCACACTGTCTCGTGTATCGCCTACTCTTTATGCATCCACAGTAACCACCGGTTTTACCACAGTCGCTATAGGTGGCGACGTTGTTACCGCTTAGTTTACTTTTCTTTCACACAACTTTGAGCCACTCACGGGCCTAGTACGGAGCGTTGGTGATGCGTCTTGCCTGTACCCAGAACACAACAACTAAAACCTGTTGTTGCGTAGGACAGGATGGGACCTGATGTATCATGGGACGAAAAACACCTTAAAACCCAAAACTGCCAAAAATATGTGTTGGGAGCGTATGAAAGT